TTAAGATGCTTTATATTTATGCATGGGAATAACATTAACAAGTCCTTCAACTTTTTCTTTTGCATCTTTGCCTCCTGCTTGAGCATAGAACTTCTCAGTAACTGAAACAGAACTATGTCCAAGAAATGCCTGTATATCCTGCAATGCTATCCCCATATCTCGGAGACACTGAGCATAAACATGCCTTAGATCATGAAAGTGCAAATTGGAACCATTGGGAAGTGGATTAAAAGATAATCTACTTCTCACTCTCTCAAAAGAGTTTCTTAACCATTCAACAGAATCCCACTCCTGAAAAATACTTCCATTCTTATCAACAGCTTTTCCCATTTCTTCTTTAAGATACTGAATCAAATAATCTGGCACTGCAACTATCCGACTCTTATTATTCTTGGTAGTACTGGCTCTAAGAAATATTCTTGAGTGTTTAAAATCTATATCTTTCCATTCAAGACCATAAACCTCACCTCTTCTAAATCCAGTTGATAAAGCAATAAGAACCGCTGTAAAAATAAGTTCACCTTCTTCCTTAGCTACATCCATTAACTCTTCAATCTGCTCTGAAGTTAAATACACTTCTCGCTGTATATCTACTTTCAATTTTTGTTTAAAGCATGGATTAACTTTTTGATAGATCTCCCTTTCGATACACCATGTAAAGAATTTAGAAAGTTCAGCAATTTCCCTATTGATTGATCTATCAGATACTAAGTTACCTCCTCTTTGCTTAGACTGTCCTCTTCTCCATGCAATATAATCCTGAACATGAGAGCGTTTAAAAGATGATAGATCAACATTAGCAAAACATTTTTTAAAGTAGTTAATTATATTATGTGTATACCCGATCATTCTCCCCGAATACATTGAATCAACATACTTTAAATATTCATCCAGGATTTCAAAGAGCATTACTTCTTTTATTATACTACCAGAATCAAGAATCTTGCTTTGCCATTCTCTATAAATTGCCTCTACAGCAGATTTATGGCATACCTCAGTTTTTCGATTTTGAATTCCTTTATACTTAAAATAGAAATCAAATCTGGTAAAACCTTTTTCGAGATGATATTGATTCTTGTTTAATTTAAAACTCATCTTCTCCCTCCTTTAGGAAAAGTTGAGTTCCTTGCAATTAACAATACCTTATAATAACATATAATCATTGTCAATTAATTTACCTTTCGATTTTTGATAACCTTACAAACTTCATCAATATCAAAAAGGTATTGTTTTTTATCAATTTGGTAGGCTGGAATTCTTTTTTCTCGAACTAGTCTTTGTATTGCTGTAACTGGTAGGCCAATAATTGTTGATAACTCTTTTGAATTGATAAATCTTGAATCTGATGCCATGCAAAAAACCTCATATAATTGATTGGCTCTTGGCCTCCTTCCTAAGTTTCGTTTTTCAAAAATTAAGTAATATTTATTATTTATAATATAAATAATTTATCCTAAAAAATTAAAAAATAAAAAGTGATAAGCAAGTTTTTTGAATAAGTACTGTATGTAATAGAGAGAGAAATTAAAAATGATTTTTTTTATATTATTAGAAGAAAGATAAAGAAGAAATTAATAATAAAAGATATATAAAGGATAAAATTAAATTAAGAAAAAGAAAAGAGAAATCAAAGAGATTAAATTACCCCAGTCACTTTTCATTATTGAATTAACTGTTATTCCTTCCTTAAAATAATTTAAAAATATCTTATAGTTTAAAGCAGGAAATAAATTTTCAGCCATTGACAGCGAATAAGTACTGTATAAAGTAGAGAGAGAGATTAAATATAATTCTCTTTATATAGATTAATAGAAGAAAAGATTAAGAGATAAGATTAAAAATAATTTTAAAGAAAGAAAAGAGAAATGAAAAAGCTTAAATTATACCAGTCATCAAAGTTGTTAAGAAATTTCTTAAATACCATTTTTGTCAAAATTCAGTTAAAATCTCCAAAAAATTCAAAAATATCACGAAAAAATTCAATTTTAACAGTCAACACACCATTATAAAGCTTTATATATATACATTATAATCTATTTTGTTTACTTATTTCACCAAAAATCAAATCAAAAAATAAGTTATTTTTTCTCCTCTTACTAATAAATAATGGAGGTTATTATTATATGTATAAATTAAAGCTATATGATCTAGATTCTAATCAAGAATTGAATCAATACTGTATCAATCTCATTAAGCAGCACAACGATCTATTTGAAACTCGCAAGATCCACGATTTGCAAATGAAGGTACATCATACTCTTTTTAATCTCATACTTAATTTGAGCGCAAGACAAAAAGATGATGTATATAATTACATGCTCATTCCCCAGGGGAAATCATTTTACAGCTCATCCCAAAATCCCAATAAGCAATATGTAACTTTTAAGTCTGTGCAACTTGCCCAAAAGATATTGATGAAAGAGAAATTAATCAATGTCGAGTTGTCGCCGGGGTATATGTGGAGATGGGGAGATTGTCAAAAGTTAACCAGCACAGCAACACTGAATCTGAGTGCAATCATTAAAAAAAATGATGATATGATCAACAACTTACAATCAATTTCAATGCTATTTCCAGAATATTCTAAAGATGAAGCTGTGATAACTCAATCTAATGCACTCACCAAATATTTTAAGAGACGTGATCGAAATAGAAAAATCGAAATCAAAAAATTAAAAGCAAAAAAATTTAAAACCACTAAAGATGAAAAAAGACTCTGCAAACTGATGGATAAAAACTATAAGCCTAACCTTATGCACCGCTTGGGCATATCTGACATTAAGTTAACACAAGAAAAGAAGATACCCATAACAGCAGATAAAAGATTAACTAAGTACAATAATTTTTTGATTAAAAATGGACTTGGCAAATTCCAATATCAGCAAATTTTTGGAAACACCCGCAATGAATATGGTCGATGCTATTCATCATTGCACCAGATTCAAAAAGAAGAACGACAAGCAATGTATGGTGCTAATTATGCAGAGATTGATTTTCAGGCGTTTACATCAAACTTGATCTATATGATCGAGACAGGAGAAAAATTTAAAAGTAAATACAATTGCGGCAATGATATATATGCAGATGTTGCAATTGATTTACTTATCAAGCGCCAGATTATAGATGATCAACTTAATATACGTACTCATGATTGTGATTTTATCATCGAAAAATCCCTGAGATTTTACAGAAAAATTGTGAAAGAAAGTATCAACAGACTTATAGCATCCACCTCTGAAGCAGAAGGGAAAAAAGCCGTCAGGATGCAATTGCTCACTAACAATGTCTACTACAATGATTGCAGTATTAATTTCACCAAGCGCAATCAAGGGCAAGTTTACAAATATTTCAGGGAGCAAAATCCTGATATTATTTTTATTCCTTTGGATGAAAATAGCATAATAGATATTATCTCAAGCACTGCCCCACTTTTGCGCAAATATTTCTTCACTGACTTTGCAAAAATAACTCAAAACATAGAAGCTAGCACCATGCTCGACGTGCTTGAGTATTGTGTTGATAATAACATTCTATCACTATCAATACATGATGCTATAATAGCCCCTGTTCAATTTGCAGACGAAATTGCAAACATTATGGATGCAAAATTAAGGGAGCAAGTGTTTGCATATAAGTATGATCTTGTTCAATCTCAGCAATACAGCAAGCTCCTGGGACTTTTTAATACACCTTTTAATATTTTAGAAAATTTAATTTTTCAAAATCAAATTACTAATGAAATAACAACTTAATAATGAGGTAATAAAAATGGAACAAAAAAACAACAGTCAGCAATACATTGATGCAATTAACGTCGTGTATCACATACTTGAAGAAATCAGAGGTGCTGATGTAGCGTTTGAAGCGTATCAAGCGCTAATGCATTATTGGACTTATGGGACAGATGATTTATTAAAAGGCAAGATTATTGCTCGCTCGATAGAACTATCGAACGAGAGGGAAGATAATTAATACCTCAAAGATATCTTTGAGCATTGAAAAAATTAAAATAATGGGGTAAAAAATTATGAATGAATTACAAATTTTCAATTATGAAGCAAAAGACGTGAGAACAGTAACTATCGATAATGAGCCTTGGTGGGTTGCTAAGGACATATGTGATATTCTTGAGATATCTAATTCACGGGATGCTATACAGAGAATAGATAGTGATGATGTAGGTTTAACTGACATCATCGATTCTATAGGTAGAAATCAAAAAAGTAATATAATCAATGAATCTGGTTTGTATGCTTTAATATTACAGTCAAGAAAGCCAGAAGCCAAAAAGTTTAAAAAGTGGATAACATCCGAAGTTATTCCATCAATCCGTAAAACAGGGAGTTATGTAATTGCACCCAAAAATGACGATGAGTTAATTCTCATCGGATATAAAAAGTTAATGGATAGAGTTGACTCTTTAAAAATTGAGTTGCAAGAAGCACAGCCAAAAATAGAACTCTATGATCAAGCCATGAACAGCACCTCAACTTTTCCGATGGGTGATGTATCTAAAATCCTAAATCTTGGGATGGGTAGAAATGACCTTTTCAGGTTTTTGAAAAATAGTCATGTACTTGATGAAAAAAATAAACCATACCAAAAATATGTTGATGCCGGTTACTTCAAACTTATAGAAACGGCTTACACAAATGAATCGGGAGTTACGTTCCTTAACACTCAATGTGTAGCATTTCAAAAAGGATTAGACTTCATTTCAAAATTAATCAAAAAAGATCAGGAGCAACAACTCGTAATTGCCCAACAACAAACAATAGTTAGACGCAGATCACCATTAGCAATTGCACAACGATAGAAAAAAAATAAATAAGGAAAAATAATGAGGGAGTGCAATGCTCCCCTTTTCATACCCACCAAATTAATCTAATTTTCCATCATCTACTAATAAATACCAAACTTAAAGAGGTATTTATTATGAATCTTAAAAAACGCAATAAAATTATCGCTGATAATTATAATCAACTCAATACAAAAATTATAAACAAAATCAACAGGTTTAACATTGACCAACACACAAAGGATGATCTCAAGCAGGATGTTTTTATATTTATTATCGATCAATTAGACGGTTTACCAGATAACATTGATTATGCGGAAAAATTATTAAACAACATGATCAAGTGGGGAGTTTCAAATGCGCTGAAAAGCAAAAAAAATAAGCACATACTCAACAATATGGAAATCGAATTGTTTGATATTTATTCCTGTGATGATTGTTTTGAAGATGCAATTATCGAAAAAATATCGACTGAAGATGTTATACAATTAATCAGTCAAACATATAACAGCCAATATGTGACCTATATCAATCTGCGATTACAGGGATTTAATAAAATAGAATGTGCTCGAGCGATGCACTTGTCAGCCCCACGTATAACACAGATACATAATCTCATTGTGAAATTTTTACATAAAAACTTTATTATATAAGTAGAAGATAATAAATGGTAAAAAACAATGAATGATGATTATTATTACAAGATGCTGGTGTTTGGTGATCGACATGCCTTGTCTAATGACAAGCAGATAGACACACTTCTTTTGCAGATTATAAAAAACTCTACAAAAAATCTTAAATACATTATCGATTTAGGTGATGGACTTGATGCAGATTGTATATCAACCTATGACAAACATCATGATCAACTAATTGGACTACAGGCAGAGCTTGATGCAGATCATGCTTTCAGATCACAAATCAAAAAAATCTCACCTAACAGCACTAAGATACTACTTAGATGCAACCACTTTACCTCACGATGGAACAAATTAAAATCTAAGGAACACTGGATGGAAGACCTTGATGCACTTGATCAGGAAAACCTATTCAAGTTAAAGGAATCAGGTTGGACTTTGCAGGATGAATTTATTTGGGGCAGGAATAAGATCTTATTTATACACGGCGATGGGGATGGTATAGGAAATCAAAAAAATATAATTAACAAAGCCCGTGATCTTGTTAAAGAAAATAATATAACAATTGTTAGAGGTCATTCACATACAACAGGTATGGAAGTGCATAGAAAATTTGGTGAATACTACTATTGCATCCAGATTGGTACACTGTACAACTTAGCTGTAGCACCTAGATATATCAAGTCAGGACAGTATCTAAGCAATTGGTCAAACTCTGCCGGTATGTTTTACTGTAGAAAAGATGGTAAGCAATTTTTTTATGTTCCTATAATTTTTGAAAATGGGAAAACTTTTTTTGAAGGTAAACTTTATGTCTAGTTTATCTGAAAGAAATAAGATAATAACAACTTATTATAACTACATAAATATAACCGGAAAAAAATATTGTAATTTATATAAAATTACAAAAAAGGAAGATAGAGAAGATGCAATACAAGATTGTTTTGTAAAAATTATAGATGGACTTGATCGGGATCAATTTGATTTAAACAAATCTGATATTAAAACCTGGATCGATAGAGTTATTAAGCACTGTATAATTAATTTAAAAAAGAAAACGAAAGATGAAGAGAGCTTGAAAGAATCTCAAATTGATTTTAATGATAATCAAATTTTAGACAAAATAATTTTTGATAAATTTCTGGAACAACTTTCAGATGTTGAAAAACAAATTGTCTTATTTAAAAAAGATGGTTATAACAACAAAGAGATTTCCCTAAAAATGGGTTTATCTCTCGACAATGTGAGACAGATCTATTGCAGAATTAAAAAGAACCATGATTCCCCCATTTAGTCACTTGTCACATAACACCGCATATAATTGTATATATCTTTTATAGACAAGTTTTTTAGTTATTAAACCTCCCATTACCCTACCCAGTACACCTCCGCTGGGTAGGGATTTTCAAATATAATATATGACAATTGAATTTAATTTAGAAAAATATAATAATTTAGTACACCCAGATCTTGTTAATCTGGGAATACACATAACAGCAGAGCAACACAAGTATGACTATGCAGATCTTTTTACTCATATAAAAAGTTTAAAAAATAAAAAAAGTAAAGATCAATATATTAATTTTGTCAGAAATACAGCAGATACAGATTTTTGGTTTTTTGCTTACTACATACTTGAGTTGCCAATTTCACATCCATATCTAATTGCTTTAGCATACCGCCTACAAGAACATGTAAACGATCCATACCTTTATCTTGCTGCTGGTCGTGGTTGTTGGAAATCAACTTTTCTCACCATAGCTTTAAGCCTCTGGGAAGTGAGCAAAGACCCTAATATAACAAATGTTATTCTCTCTTATGAAAGACAAATGGCAATTAAGCAACTCAGGGGCGTTAAAAGAACCGCTGAAAACTGCCCAAAGCTTGGATTAATCTATCCTGATATTTTTTATACCTCCGATGACTTTAGAGCAAAACGCACTGAAAAATGGAATGAATATGATGGGTTATTTGTTAAGCGGTCGCTGAATAGTAGTGACCCAAGTTGGGCAGGATATGGATTTGTTGAGGGGATTCCAACAGGGACGCACTTTAAACGATTGTTAGTTGATGATCCTGTTACACTTGATAATGTTGCAACAGTTGATAGCATACGCAAGGTTGATGATGGATTCAAGATGCTAACCGGAATAAAAGATAAAATATCTGGAAGCATAACAAGGGTTGTTACAACTCGATATGATGTACAAGACTTATCTAAGTCAATAATTGAAGATCAGAGATATCACCACATAATAATACCAGCAGAAGTAACAGCAGAAGGTATAGCTCAATTTGATTCCATTCCCGTTTACCTCACGAGGGAACAACTGGATGATGAAAGAACAAACTATGGTGATGATAAATACGCAGCCCAGATGCTACAAAATCCTACATTAGGTGGTGGATCAGCTTTAAGCATTGATTGGATCAGATATTATGATTCAATCCCCTCTAATGTAAACTACTATATGTTATGTGACCCAGCAGGTAGTAAATCAAAAAGATCAGACTTTTCTGTTTTTGTTGTTATAGCAGTTAGTTCCGATAAGCAATTCTTTTTGGTTGATATGATCAGGGATAAGCTCGATGTATATGAGCGATTTGAAACATTAATTGAACTGCACAAAAGATATAGACCAGATGCAATATATTATGAGCAACAGGCTATGCAATCAGACATTGAGGTGTTTGATCGTGAGATGAGGACTAAAGGATACTTCATCCATATAGATAAATATTCATCTAATATCGCAGGGAGCAAGCACCGCAGGATTAAAGATGGACTTGGTGGGATGTTTAGAAAATCAGAATTTTTAATTCCTGAACATCTATACTTTCAAGATCGAGATCTAATCGAAGAATTCATACAAGAAGAATACTCGAAATATCCAAATAACAGAGCGCATGATGACATGCTCGATGCAATGAGTATGATAACACAAGTGCCAATTACAGTTCCTCTTCCCAAAGATGATGAAAAGAAAAAAACAATAATTAAAGAATATAATCCACTCATAATCAATAATCATTCAGGTAGTTGGATGAGTGATTTTTGTGAAACATGGTAAATCCAATATAACGAGAATAGATGGAAACAAAAGAAAGAGATATATTAAGCGAGATTAAAGAAGCATCTTCAGAATGTGAAGAAATTTTTGCAGATCTCTATGATGAGATGGAAGATGATTTACGTTTTTATGCTGGTGATCAATGGAACTCAGATGATATCAACAAGGTAAAATCTACACATAACGTCAGCATAACGATCAATTGGATTAAAAAGCAAGTTGATACTTTAGTTGGCAGAAGAGAGGGAACATTAACTGATCTTAAATGTTATCCGGTTGAGTATAATGACAATACTATGTCATCTATATCAACTCGATTATTAAAATGGACTCTTGATACGTCAGACTCGCAGATATTTGTTGGTCAGGCTTACAAGAATCAGGTAGCTGCTAGTTTAGGTTGGACATTTATCTATATTGATAATAATGGAAATATCAAAATATCCTCAGAGTCACCTCTTAATATCTATCCCGACCCTCTTACTCGTGACCTTCTTGGACTTACCGATTGTGACTATATTATCAGATACAAACAAACAAACAAAAGGGATCTAAAGGAAGCATTCCCAGATCAAGCAAATGAAATTGAAGGATTAAAAGATACATCAGACACATTGTATCGAGAAGAAACATCAAATAAACGCAAGCGTAAGAATAAGGTTGTCATCAAGGAATACTGGTACAGGGATTATGAAACACAGACCTGGATTGTTAATCAAGATGACCCATCAGATGCTGAGGTATGGTCAGGTGATGATGATACATTAACATACTATCTCACCACCAATCCTCACCTCACCAAAGAAACTCGCACTGCTCCGGTAATCAAAGTAGCAACTGTCGCAGGAGAGATACTATTACAGGATGCTGTATACTGCACTGGCTCTGATTATCCATTCATCCCGTTTGTTGGTTATTATCAAGATGCACTTGATGAGTGGGAATTTAAATTAATTAGTTTCATACGACCATTAAAAGACATTCAACGCGAAAAAAATGCACGACGATCTGCAATGATGGCAGTAACATTAAAAACACCTATATCAACTTGGACTTATGAAGAAGGTTCACTTGCTGACAATAATAAACTCAAGCAACTGGGTGGAAAAATTGGATCATTGCCATATCGCAGGGGAACAAACAGACCTGAATTAATCTCACAACAAGGGCTACCGGTCGGTGAAGTACAACTTGAACAGTTGCTAGGTGGTGATGCCAACTTAGTTGGACTGGCACCTGAAGTAACAGGAGCACCCAGTAATCTTGAATCAGCAAAAGCTATATCTCTAGTACAGTCAGTTGGATTAACAAGTGTGGCTGAGATAAACTCACATCTTAACTATGCACTCAAGAAGCTCGGCTTATTTGTCCTTAAACTCATAGTTGAAAATTACTCAATCCAGAAGATGCAACGTATTGTAGGTACCGATCCAGCAGTAGAAATCACACCTGAAATATACTCGATGCTTCGTGATGATTTTAAATTTAACATTGTAGTGGATGAAACAGCTAAATCAATAACACATCAGATGGCTGCATATGATACACTCGTACAACAGGCACAATATGGTGATCCTACTATTCAAGCGATGCTGACCGAAAATAATCCCTACCTTACCCCTGAAGTTAAAGCCAAACTCGCAACACAATTAAAACAAGCCCAGGAACAACAGGTGCAAATGCAACAAGCTAACTTGATGGCACAGTTACCAAAACAATAAGGTGTGATATGAAAAATGAAAATGAAAATATAAATGATGATTTAGAATTAAAAAGAAAAATGCCTCAAAAAATTGCACAAAGATTTGAAGACCTTCCCTCTGATTGGAAAAAAATAATCTATGATCTTGCATCCGATGGTGCAAGTGACACAACAATGTATACCAATATTGCATTAACAAGACGTAAACATGAGTCATTACAAAATAACATATTAGATTATGCAGAATGGTTTGGGTATTGCTCAGAGGTATCCCTTGCATGGTGGGAAGATTTTTCCAAGAAAATGTGTCTCCGTAAAGATTATAACTCAAGCACATATGCCTTGAGAATGCGTAACAAAGCTGGATGGTCTAACAATGATCCCAAACCATCAGCACCTCTTGAACTCCCAATACAAGATGAAGAACCAACCAAAAGTTTAGAAGATTTCAAGCCAAAATTAAAAATAGCAAATAATTAAAAATACAATATAACAGGGTGAAAACGAATGTTTGAAACTGAAAATTATGACGTAATGGATGACTCGTCAACATCAGATGATATAATGGAAACTACTGATGAATCAGTGGTAGAGCAAGACTTTGAAAATCAATCAGAAGTACAGGGTGACATACAGGACACCACGCAGAGCGAACAAACTATACCTTATGACAGATTTAGTGAAGTTAATGAAAGAAACAAGGAGTTAGCAGATACTAACAGAAAGTTGATGGAACTTTTAGGAAGAAGTCAACCGCAACAGCAACAGATAAATGAGACAGAAAAAAATATTCTGGATGAAATACTTGATGATGATTTATTAACTGGAAAAGATTTAAAAAAAGTATTACAGACAATAGAACATAAACAGACACAGAATTATCAGCATTTATCACAAGCACAAAAACAGACACTCATTGAACAGCATGAGTCCATTCTAAGAACACAAGCACCGGATTATGACGATGTAATAAAAAATCTTGATCCAAAATTGGTTCAGACTCTATACAGCACATATGATGATCCCTCAGAGCTTGTTAAGGTTGCTTACAAGGTTGCGAAGGGTTTAACTCCCCAAAAAGCGTCAGCTTCAGAAATTGCAAAAGCAAATAACACACAGCAAGTCAAAACAAAACCAGTTATCGCCAATGACATTAAAGGTGGTGCTACAGGTAAGTCAGTTGATGCATACCTCGATGAAAAATTCAATTCGTGGTAAAATTAAAAATTTAAAAAATTAAAGGTAAATAATAAATGAGTACAGTAACAAAAAACAATGTTGGAAACAACAATACACTTTTTCACAAAACCCTTTTAAGGGCATTTAGTCTCAATCCTATATATAGGCAGTTTGCACTTGCACCAACCGTTAAGGGTGTAGACTCTATTACTTTTTATAGGGTTAATGATCTTGAATCTACAAATCAATCAACTCTTGTTGATGGTACTAATCCATCTTCAATTGATGTGGATATTGATACAGTTAAGCTTACATTAGCACAGTATGGTGCATACATTGAATATGCTGCATCAATAGCTGATATACAGCCGGTTGATTTAATTGGTTCATTCACAAAAAAAATTGGTAAACTTGGCGCAGATGTACAAGAGCAAATCATACAGGATGAACTTTTAACAGCAACTAACATTGCTTATGCAAGTGATGTAGCCGACAGAGTTAATGTTTTAGCTGCGATAACAGCAGACGATATTTATTCCATGTATGCTGATCTTGAAACAGGTGGCGCACAGCCGATTACTGAAATAGTTTCAGCAGTTGATAAAACCTCAACAACTCCCGTAGACGCATGTTACATTATGGTTGTAACTCCTTATCAGGCTAAAACCATTAAACAGTTAACTGGATTTGAAGCAAGGTATAAATATGCTAATCCTAATGCTGGTTTTATCGGTGAATTTGGTTCACTTGGTGGAATGAGATTTCTATCTGCAAATATACTTTCTGGTGGTATAATCACTGGTGCTGGTTCAGGAACAACCACAGGAAAAAGATCAACAGGTGGTCTTTGTGATGTTCACAGAGCAATAGCATTTGGAAAAGAAGCATTTGGTTGTGGTGTTGGAAGTAATGGAATTAAATCTATCATAACTCCTCCCGACAAAACAGGTCAACCTCTTCAGATGACAGGTTACACAGGATATAAAATGGACTTTGCCGCTGAAATTCTGAATGAAGATTTCATTGGAATTATTGAAACCGCAGCAGTTCTTTAATTTTCATGATACCCTAATTTATTTTAGGGTATCATACAACAAATAACAAAATTTAAAAAGGTAAAAATAGATGAGTGATTTTAGATATATAAATAAAGTAACAGGAACTGGTGCAAGTATAACAGTTAAACCCGGTTTTAAAGCATCATATGTTAACCTGATGAATCCTTCAGGTGTGTGTATTGTTGAATGGACTCAGGACATGGCATCTGGTTCTGGAATTAAACAAACTAATGGAGCACTTGCTTATATTGGTTCAGGTGGGGTAACCATTGGTGCAGATGAATTAACATTTACCATCGGTGCTGATGCAGACCTTAATGCTCTTGGTGAACCAATCTGCATGTTAGTAGTATAAGATTCAATTAATAATACTGCCCACTGTTATACGGTGGGCTAACTTAATAAATTAAAGAGGATGATGCAATGGCAGAAACTACAGCTACAAAAAATAAAATAATTAAATGTAAAGTTATCTCAAAAAATCCAAGTAAATCAAGAGTTGTTGGAGATAAAAGAATTATCAGTGTTAGTTATAACCACAATAGATTTAAATTCAATGAAGGTGTTGAAATTGAACTTCCCGCAGGTCTTGTAAAAATGTTAAAAATACATATGACAAAAAAAATTGTACCCTCTGGCAACAATTCAGTTAAAGCAAAAAATTTTAAAACAGAAATTTATAATACTTTTGAGGTTATAGAACTGTAATTATGATTCTATCTGAAATATATGACCATATTGTGCGCACTGTATATGGTGATCCTGCATCGCCAGCTCCTGCACATGAAATAATACAGATACAACAATTGATTTTTCAAAAACATAGAGATTGTCAACTTGGGTATAATTATTTTTGGCAAAAAGTAATTACAACATTTTCTATTGTTTCAGGTACAGATATATATACTTGGCCTACAGGTTTTAAAGAATTAATTGAAACTGATCTAAGTGATTATGATTTAACAGCTACAGGTTTTCAACTCTCAGCAGTACCTACAGCAGATGCAACATACGATTTAACCTACTGGTCATTGTTACCTGCCCCTACTGTGTGGACTGATGCCTATACTGATAATGTTACTCTATATTTATGCTGGAATATTATCTACTCTGTATGTGCAGAGTTGTTTCTAAAGAGATCAAGTTCTGATGCTTCTAATTATTTTCAGCTAGCAAGTGAGGCTAAGTTTAGGATTGAGCAGGAGGACTATCATAGACGACAAGTTGCGGAGGAAATATTTTAATGACATGGATACAAATACTACTGCCCGTTATCGTAGCTCTCTTTATTGGTTTTTTTGTTTGGATAGTAAGGAAAATTTTTGCAGTAGAAACTAAAGTTGAACTACATGATACTGAAATTGTTGATTTAAAACAAAGTCAGAAAGAAGAAATTCAAGAGATTAAACTTAAAATTGATAAGATGACCGACAAGCTAGCTGAACTTTGTATAAGTTTCAGTAAATGGTCTGGTTACATGGAAAGATGTAAAGAAGAGGAAAAGAAATGATGGAAAACATAAAAGCAATTATAGATATGTTTTTTGGGAAGAATCCGAAGAAAAGATTTAAGAGACTTATTATACTAACAGTTGTTATAGCTATAGTTATTATGTTAGTCCAGAATCTAAGCTACAACAAAAAAGAGGGTCTAAGTTGGAAACCTGCTGCAACTATCAACGTGAGCAAATAAAATGAAATACAATTACTTTAAGCAAAACTATATAATGATCTTAGTTATATGCCTCTTGCTCTTCATTGGATGCGCCCAGCCTCCGGTAATGCAGGAAGGTGAACTATACCCATGCTTCAAGGCAAGAGATTGTCACTTTAGAAACCCCGATCATCCTGAACTATGCATTGATGAAGACAAGGAATGCCGAGCAAGAGAGAGATATATATTTTGTAAAGACCCGTTGAACAGATGGAAAGACTGCAAAGAGCAGGAATGCTGGGATAAATTAAACAGCAAATAGGTACTATGTTAGATCAATACATTACATCCACCCCTGCACCTACTAATCAATTCAGTGACATCTTTGCTGAACTGCGACTACTCAAAACATTATTTGCAGAACGCTGGGAGCTTGATCATATATTATCAGAAACCACTGCAGAAACAGACTCGCACCGCAAGCTTACAATGAAAGCTATAACAGTTGATATGCTTTCAGATAAAATGCCGTATCCGATGAACTGGACCACAGGGGAAGCAGAGATGCCAAACGGAGGAACGATATTATTTGTTAAACTTGTGGATGGTATCCCTAAGCTAACATTTGCGAATCTCATTAACAACACATTAACTGAAACGGAGATATACTAATGCATACTAACGCATGGAGCATAACCACGCCATCAGATAACACACTCGCTGGGTATGGTGATGATGAAATAATTAAGGTTAAGGTTGACCTCGAAGAGAGGATCAGTCCAGACCATTATTTTGACGGTGAGCTTGATCCACTTGAAGCAGACTGTGAAGGTTATCACCGTAAAGTAACTCTGCCAGTATTATTAGGTGATCCCACAGCCCCAAGTGGATCAGGGATAGTGTATACCAAAACTGTAAGTGGTACCCCTGAGCTATTCTTTGTCGAGGCAGTAAACAATAGCCCAGTACAAATATCAAAACAGGGTAAAATTAATTTTGATGAGATACCTTATGGATATTTTAACGGTGAGTTATATCAAAGTACGGGCTATGATTATAATCTAACAGCATCTATGATAAGTGCTGATTGGACAAAAACTATCACAGTAAACAAAAGGATATTATTATTAATAGAATTTAGCCTGATGGCAAATAGGGATTCAGCTAACCAAAGCTCAGGTAAAACAGGTGGTATCAAAATAATTGATTCAACAAACACTGATGTACTTACTGCTACATTCCCATCTATTGCATGGCCTACAATGCATACCTATAGTGCAGATTACTGGGGCGAAGGAGAAACTATGCGATTTCATCGACGTTATATTACATATTTAACACCGGGCACACATACACTTAGATATATATATGCTACCGTATTGAACAATACAAGCTATTACATGTTAACAGACATACGAGTTAGAATTAAAGCTTTGTTTGCTTTTGATGACACGATAACTGACGCATACACGGTGAGCTAATGCCAGTAATTCCACAACTATCATCAGATCCCAACACATCCCTCCAAAGCATACAGCAATATCTGGGCCGACATGCCCAGGATATAACCAATAAATTTGGAGCTATTACAGGTGGAGATTATCTGATTCAGAAAGAGATTGAAAACCTTGTAGTGAAATGGGCTTTGATTGATCCACTTACTTTATCAGATGACTTCCAGATATGTGACGGTTCTACATGGAAAGCTGGATATGCCAAAACATATTGGGATGCAAAAGGTTTAACGAATATTCCCAACCTATGCGGGTATGCTCTCAGGGCAATGGATATGTCTAAAGGAGTTGACCCAGATTGTGCAGATCGCAGACAACGGGCAACTGGTACTGTGGCAACTGGTGGGACCGTTATCGCTCTACCAAAATATTATATAAATATAATTGATGAAGCAATACAAGCAGGACGGACTGTTAAGATTGGTATAAATGCAAGTGATATGTTTGGTACACTTTCCCCTGTTGGAACTGTAACGGCAGTAGATATAATCGCAAAGACCGTGACAGTGGGTACTGCTTTAACCGTAGGAGAGCAATCACTTATTATACAAGGTGATGTAATCGGTAGTTTTCAAAGTGATGCAATAAGAAATATAACTGGTACTCTACATGGTAATATGGCTGCCGGTGCCGGTGCAAGTGGTGCATTTACGCTAATTGGTAACTCTGGCATGTCTGATGGTTATTATGGAAGAAACTCAAACAAATATTTGTTTGACGCATCCCGTGTTGTACCTACGGGATTAGATAACCGGCCTAAAAATATATCATATCTCCCTATCATGTGGGTAAAATTACCGTCTCAACCACAAGGCGGTGGCACAATAAGCTCAGCGGATGTAACTGTTGACGCTTTAATGGCGAGACTCAGTGAGATTGTAAATCTACACCAGGTCGTGCAGAATCATGTCATCTCGCCAATTACGTATCCCTATGCTGCAGTAAGGGCAAGCGCAGTAGAAGTTGCATGTCTTACTACGCAGATAACTACAAAACATGTGGATTCGCAAATTGCTTTTGATGCCCTTATCGGCGGTGAAGTTTACCATGACGCGGCTTTAATTTTGACAAGAACAGTCGGCGGGGTTGAAACTGAAATAGGTAACACCAGCCCGGCAGGGAATAGGCTTTATGGTATAACTACTGCCGGGATATATGACGGTAACGATAATGCTACTACTCCGTTTATGATGCCAATTCAATATGTTGACAGTCCCGGAGTTGTGGCCGGTACTCTTGTTACTTATAAAATAAAAGTGTACGGAACAGCGTCAACGATTGCCATAAATAGGACGATATCAGATACGGATAACACCAGTAACGAGCGCATTACATCCAATGTGCGCTTAACAGAGTTCGGTGGAACACCCACTATAACGGCATCTGTTATATCAGATATAGCAACAGAAGCAGTCGCAAAGGCCGGGGCTGATGATACTAAAATTATCACTCCGAAGAAACTAAGGGACGGTCTTAATGCAAGTGGTTCAGCACCTGTTTATGCTTGCAGGGCGTGGGTTTGTTTTAACGGAACGGGAACAGCCCCAACGATATTAGGTGCTGGCAATGTGCAAAGTATAACAGATCATTCCGCAGGTTTATATGGTATAAATCTAACAGAGGCAATGCCAGACACAAATTATGCCATTGTTGGAACTTGTATGGATGGAGATTCAACCGACAATTCACAACAGGTAGTCGCAGTAAGCTATAACCAAACAATAACAACGTCATATTTTAAAATTACTACTACATTTTACAGCAGTATATTGGACAGCCCAAGAGTTTGTGTATCAATATTCAGGTAAGAGGAACAATGAAAATAATTTATCAAACAGAAACAGGAATAGCAATAATACATCCTACTGGAGAAGTACCTATTGAAGTGGTATTCGAGAAAGATGTACCAACAGAATACAAGCATACGGCATGTATTGTTGAAGATGAATGTATCCCAACGGACAGACAGTTCCGTGACGCATGGCAATTTAGAGGGGTTGACCTTATTAATAAAACAGCAATATCCGTGAACATAGATAAGGCAAAAGAGATACACAAGGGCAGACTCCGTGCAGACCGCAAGATATTACTTGAAGATCTTGACGGTAAAGAGCTTCAGGCACTCAGAAAGAATGAAGATATTAAAGCAATCCAGAATGAGAAAGACAGGCTTTGTGACATCACCAAGCTTGTTGATGAATGCACAACAATAGAAGAGATTAAGGCTATTATAATATGATATATGATACACCTCCTGTTAGTTTTAATTCGGTAGCCAAGGATATACCAGCCGGTAAACTCCCTGATAATGTATTATCCGATGGAGTTAATATATTATTCCAGGATGGTTACTTTGAGTCAAGACCAGGTATCAGACTGGTTGGTAATACATCCTTACCTCTTAATGGGCCAATCAACGGTATCTTTGACTTTGCAAAACTAAGAACTGACGTCAGATACCTTGTATTATGTACATTAAAGGACATCTATGTATATGATCAATCAACTCAAACATACAAATACAAAACACGCAATTATAACGCATCTACGTAA